GTGTATCATCCACGAACACTGTAGCCCGTCCAGAGATTCCGTCAACCGTCGTTTTAAGAGCATCGAGCATCTGACCAGTGAAGGTGAGGTTCGAGCGCGCTGCCGAGAAAAACTCACCGAGCTTTGGTAGATCTTTTGTCTTCGCTCCACGCTTAAGTCCTTTTGCAGACTTACCTTTTCCTAATCTCTGTAGACGTCGGCGATACTCGATGTACTTTGGGGATAGAGGTTTTAGTTTCTCAGGATCGCCTTCCGGTCGCCGGCCGGACAGAGAATATCCGCGCTTAGTGTACTGATAGATTCTCAATTTGAGGAATCCCGCCATCTCGCGGAGTAGCCTGGTATCTTTCAATGCTTTGCGTAACGTGACCTCGACCTTATCCAGCTTCGACCGGATATCGACCTTAGCCACTCTCTAACTCCGAGTTTAATTGATCGATCAGGTCTGTGACGACCTGGTCCAGTTGTTGGCGAGTGGAGGCATTCTCGATGGCGTCCACCTGCTTCGCCTGCGTCTCGAACTCGCTGGCGATCTTTTCGAGCTCTGATTTTGGCAGGCCAAGGAAGTCGCGCTTTTTCACTTTGCCATCCAGAACGGGATGTCCCTGCATACCTGAGATATGGCCGTATGCTTTGGTGTTTTGTTCCGAGTCGTCGTACCCGATGGTCAGCGTCCTAGCTGTCTGATCGACAATCGTGAGACTGCCGAGCATGTCTCCGGTCTGTGTGAGGTTGACCTCTTTCTGTCCACCCTTGGTTACTTTGAATGCTAGTGAGTCTCGATAGCTTTTAGAATAAGCGCCCATCGATCTTCCAAATTTATCGATTCCGGACTGAGTACGCTCGACGATCCGATCGATCACAGCTTGGCCTATTGCCTCTCTCGTAGAGCGAGAGACATCGAGTCGCTCGCCGAAGAGATCGTCCAGATTAATTTTGAATTTGACCTGCGGTATCCGCGCCATCTACGCCACCGGAGTCCATAGTCGGAGTAGGCGAATTCTCTTGATCGATCTCGAGCAATAGCTTTTCCGCCGCATCATCATTGATCCCCTCTATCGCCATGATCGCACGCTTTCGCGTCGTCAGACCATTCTCGAGCTTTTTGATCTCAGAGTCCTCGACCTCTGCCTTTGACTGCGTCGCCTGTGGTTTTGCGAAGCACACCTCGACCTTAACATTCGGAGGGATCACCGCCTGATTTAAGTCCGGATTCAGAGGATCAACACCAGCCGCAATCGTTGCGCCCTGGAGTAGATTTGACCAGGCCACGAACACATCGAGGATCTCCTGCTCAACTCTTTTATATAGATCCATATCATCCTGAGAGGCCTCGAACTGTTCGATCATGGCGAGCAGTCGCTCGAACCCGGAGGCGTATCTCTGTCCCTCTCCCTTCCCTGTCACGGTCTTTGGATCTATCCCCTGAGACGTGAGGAACAGCGAAAGGTAGGTCTCCAGCAAAGAGAGGGCGGCTGCAAGATCTGGTGATGGGTTGGCCCACTCGAACCGCGCCTGCTGCTCTTTGTCCGAGTCGAGCTTGATGTGGAGGATGCGATTTGGTCCGACATTCACATCCTTTGGTGGCTCCTCCGAGTACACGATGGCCTGGGAATATCCCTGTCGCTTGTTCACCTCGGCGGTGTCGGATAGGAGGACAGAGAAGTCGAGAGCGAAATCGATGATGTCGTTGCCCTGGCGAACCCAGAATTCGAATTCCTTCTCGCACGCGATGTCCACGAACGGCAGGCGCTGGATAGGATTAGCGATCAGGGCCAGATCAGACTCGCGCTGGATCAGCATCTGATTGCCATACTCGTCGATGATGTTGCCTTTACCGTCGGTGACGAAATTATACTCTGGCGTCCACCAGATATATTTTCTATCCGCCATGTCTTTGTAGTCGTCCGAATCCGCAATCGTGGCATTGATTCCATCAGCGACATTCTGTGGGAGATACGGAGACTCTGTCTCTGAGGTCGGAGCCTGCTGCGTGTACAGCAGAGATCGATCGTAGACGCTGATGATGTATCCATATGCGCGCTCAGGATCTCCATCCATCGGGATCACGTCGTAGTGGTGGGGGAGTAGGACGCGTGGCTGGAGGATGCCATCTCGCGGAATGATCTGGATACATCCCTGCTGCTCCAGCTTGTAGTACCTGTTTGATTTTTTCAGATGCCCGTCGATGCCAGATTGCTCGTAGATCGCAGCCAGCTGGTTTATCTCGTTATCTGAGAGCGGAGTCCCATCTCCGCGCTCAAAGGTTCGAGTAGGTTCGAATTTATACAGCGATGCGGCCTTATCGATGATGCGTCGACCGAGATTGATAGACGATACGACGCGCATATCTTGGACCGTCGTTTCTGAATACTCGCTGATCAGCTTCTCTTTTACATACTGCGCCTGTCTCTTACTGTAGATGTCGAAGCGCTTGATCGACTCATTTTTCCGGGCCTGATTCTCAGATCCACGGATCTCGTCTATGATTCTCTTCCGCTCGGCGGCCAATAGAACATTCGGCATCATCATCTCCTGTATGTGGTGAAGGCTGGTCCACGATCCAGATCAGCAAGTGTGCGCACGATCCCGTATCCGAGAGCCGTCGTGACGTGCTGATAGTCCTTCGAGTCGTCCTCGATATATTCCGCACCCTCTTTGAGTTTGGTCAACATCAGTCCCTCGTGAACCTTATCCGCTCCATCATACACCAGCAGTCTGCGCTCACCTTTAGCATTCCGCAACTGCGCGTTAACTTTGTTATGCCTCTCCCGGACTTTTGGATTCGACAGAGGAACCGCCATTCGCCATTTGATCGGCGTCCCGTTTGACCTTTTGGCGTTCGATAACCAGTTCCTTATGATCTCGTAGTCGTTATGCCTACTGCGAGTGTCCCTATGCTTGCCCGTCGCGTCACCATTGATCACATAGGTGGTGTCTGTATCCAGGAGCCCTCGGCCCATGCACTCCTCGAGCATATCCTCGGTCCTGAGTCCCTCGACGACGACATCGGCGTAGACGTGGAAGCGTCGGTCTTTGTCGTACTGAAAAAAGCAGGTGGAGAGAGGCTTACCGTCGCCGATGTTAAAGTCCCAGCACCAGTGGATCTCGTCCGCTGGGTTGATCTGGTATTTTGTTCGCTGCCTATTCGCGTCCGTATCGTACTGGTGATAGATCATGGACGTGCGGATCGGTATCCACTCGCCCTCGCCCATCCTCAGCCAGAGCTTTGGGTCCATCGACTCCTTGAGCGATGAGATGTAGCTCTCTGGCAGGAACGGATTATCCGCTGTGCGGGATTTGTACACGTGGCGCCTGGGCGAATCGGACATGAAGAATCGACGATAGGCCCAGTGCTCTGGATCGTCTGGGTTGGTCGCTGATACAAGTACGGACTCCGGAACATCCCGCCTGCGGCCCAGGCGATTGTATATCTCGGTGTAGAATTCCTCGTCGTCATTCTCTGTGAGTTCCTCGATCACGAACATCGTAAAGTCATGCGAGCGGAATTTTTTGTAGTGTCGGTCAGCCCATGAGAATGGACGAATTATAGATCCATTCCGAAATCTAAATGCTCCGGTCGTACCGTTAAAATCAAAGGCGAGCTGTCCATCACAGTGCTGTCTCGTGACCTCGATGAGTGTGTCTTTAAGATCCTTGTGTACGCGACGGCCAACACCTACATGCGCGCGCGGGAACATGAGCGCGTGAGTGACCATGAGATGAGCCAGAAGAAGCGTCTTAGCAGAATTATGATGAATGAGCCCATGGGCCAAATAGTTGTTTGTATTTGGAACCTGGATGTCCCAGTACCAGTCTTCTTTACCCAATTTCTCGATTGATTCTATGGCACCGTTGGTACTACTCTCTACCGAATATGAAGACAAAGGCCGAACTAGAAGTCTACAAAGTTTGGAAACGAAAAATAATAGAGCTATCGGATGGGCGTTACGCATCTCAGATATCTGAAATCGTTGGATGTCCAAAATCATACGTTCGAAAGGTATGGTCGAAGCCTGAGTGTCGGCATTTGCCGAGGCCTCGATTCTGCGCTCCGCGTGGTGAATTAAATTCTTCATGGAAGCATGGCCGAGTGATTCAAAGGTGTGGGCGTGTTTTGTCTCCAGCTCCAGTAGGACATCCATATGCGCGAGCCTATTCTTATAAAAAAATTGGCCGAGTGCTTGAGCATCGGTTGATAATGGAAAAGCACCTAGGACGATTTCTAGATCCTCTTGAAGTAGTGGACCATATTGACGAATGTGTCTTACACAATGATTTAAAAAACTTGAGATTGTTTCCCAGCAATTCAGAACATCTGCGATCAACGATCTCTGGTCGACCGAAGGATATCTCATCTGATGGACTGAAAAGCGTGAGAGCAACTCATGATCGTAGAAAATCTTTTCGACGGGTAGATAGATACCATCAGATGTGGCGATGTGGTGATGCCCGCTTGCTACAAATTCTCCATGCGTGGTTACTACTCGATAGAGAGAGCCCCTATCTTTTGGGTACGCACCGCTACCTTGAACAAAGCAAAATTGATTTCGATAATGATCGAAAGATAAAAGATGCGTTGATTTCTTTATGTCACAAATGGGAATTGGCCCAGAAACTGTGTCGACTAGAGCATCTTCTCTAAGGCATCCCACCGATCCAGATAACAGCACCTCGTGCGCGCCGAGGCTATAGTCGAAATTCCGGCGGATGTCCCGGATCACATCCCACTGCCTGGGCAGAGGAACGAATTCACTCAATCGAGGAATCGACTCGCTCATCTAAATTGGCCGGGCCAGAACCTGACTCGCTTATATGTCCCTGTCGCGTCTGTTACCGTACTCTCATGATAGAGATTGTAGCGACGATAGCTTCCACCGAACCTGCCAATGAATTTTCTCTTAAGCCTGATCACGCTCCATCCGTAAGGCAGATTCATGATTTTTTCGTATATCCATTCTGCCTCCATACTCATGCGCTCTCCGGTGTGACGTCTCTAGGCTCAGGCTTCGGTGGAGGAGTGTCGAGCGAATACTGTAGGATGATATTTGGCACAGCGCCGGTGGGCTCAGTCGATCCATTCCAGCCATTAAGATTCTTAAGACAGAGCTCGAGCATGCGATCCGATTCTTTCTCAAGCGCGCGGTAGAGTGCTTTTTGAACCAGCACATGGCGAGTGTTGATGATGTGCTTCTCGCGAAATTGAGAAAAAGTGAGACCAGTCTCCTGCTTGATCTGTCTAGATAATGTCTTCATTGTGATGTCGAAGAAAAGACACGTATTTTCTTCTGTCGGATAGTTCGCCATGAACATAGCGAGCTTTTTCATATCGACGGTCTTCCGCGGACGTCCCGCTTTTTTCTTGGGAGTCCTGCCGTCTAAGGTCAAATTGTCTTCGGGCGCCGACTGGCTGGCATCACTGGCCATGCTTATTTTGTCGGCTGATATTACTTTTGTGTCAAGAGTCCAGTCTGGGAGGCCATGAGTGGGAGCAGAGAGAGCGATCCACCTGATCCGATGTGTAGACCATCCGCTATCCCTAGTGATTCCCTTGGTTTGAGCGCGATCAGTCGTCGGTAAGAGTGCCAGATCACAGCATCCTCTTCGCGATACCAGATGAGATACCCGGAGGCTGCGACGTGGCGTCCACATTGGTTTAGGTAGTGCAGCTGATGTTGCTTTATTGCCGAGTGACCAAAGCGGCCCGACTCGATGGTCTTAGCGTCGAACACGATGGACCTACCGAGATGAAAGGCACAGAAGTCGAAAGGGGAATGGACGCGGATCAGTTTCGTCGCCAAACCGTTCGGTCCTCTCCAGCGCTTTGTCTGACATCCATCTGGTATTCGTACGATGGCGACGCCATCGCGGGAGCCTGATGATAGTATCAGGTGCTCAAAGGCGGAACCTATGGATTTTGCTTTCGCTCCTGCGCGCATCCTTCTGATCGTCGCCATATCACCTCCTCGAGAGCTGATCTCATTTCATAGACTAGACCGAGTGCCTCTATGATAGGCAAGTTGATTTGGCCAGATATGGATATGTGCATGTCCTGGTTTCGAATTTTGAACTCAGACACTACTTGTGTTCGATTTGGGCCAGGAGACGAGAGCAGGATGTGGCCGTCCTCGCTCTTTGGGACTATCATTTATCTGGCGGCTCCGATGGGAGGTCCTGGTCTCCTGCATGGATGCGCGAGTGTTAGGCAGCTCCTCTGTCGGTGTCCGCCATTTATCACATCCGCCTCGATGCTGCAGCGATCACGATCACCATCACGACAGTAAAAAAGACTCCCATGGTGGCGCCCTGAAATAAGTATGAGATCTCTCCGGCGGTAGCGTACATATGTCCTCCCCTACTGTTTGTCCTCCGGTCTGATATTCAGAGGCTCATCCATCATAGTGATCGCGGACTGCATCACATGATCCATCTTAGAGAAATTCTTGGCCATGAGTAGGCAGATGTCACGGATAGCTGCGACCATTCGGGACGTTAGGTCGATCGCGTGGAGGCGTTTGTCGGGATCTGGTATGGATTTTTTGTCGGCCCTAAATTTGACCATGGATTGCTTATCGCGCCACATTTCGATGTAGGCGATCGACCAGGAGGGATCGACACGGAAGAACCATTCGGCGCATTGGTCTGATGATATAGCGATAGCGCCAGCGAGATCGTATTTTTTTAACGTCGCCTCGATCTCGGCCTTAGCTTTGGAGATCCTTCGATCCTTTGGCTTTTTCTCTTCGCTCATTTGGTAGCTCCTGCCTGAGTCTCTTAAGCATCGCCCTGGATCTGGTGCCGGCATCGTCTATCACCCTGGATGGTCTCCTGTGCCCGTTCGTTTGATCAACGTGGGCGATATAATTCTGCATCGAGGCATAGAAATTAAGCGTCCTCTCGGCTTCTTCGATAAGATCGACGAGGCCTCTGATGAGCACGAACTCAAGTGAGTGCAGCATGCGGCCCTGACTGGCCAATTGAGATTCGATCCTTGATATATAGGCTTTAGTATCGGCGACGGTGAATGTACGCTCTATTTTTTCATCGCTCATTTATTCCACCTCCTTTAACGCCTCTTCGAGCTTGGCTTGTGCGGATATTAATTTTTGTGTCTCTGGCGAAGAAGGCAGCAGTCCTAGGCCCATATCAATGGCGTCGAGCGCATCGTGCAGCGCCTCCACCACATCAGCCAGGGCGAGGTGAATGGGATTTAGGCGGTCAGACTCTCTCTTGATCCCAATGAACATATTGTCAGATGGATTAGCGTTATACGGCTCTCTTGATGACTCAACGGCGCGTTTAACGTCAAACTCCAAAGCCTTCATCAGGCGGGCTTTGAGGGAGGTCATTTTTTCTTCCTTTTTAATAATAAACATTTTTTGCATGTAACGCCTTTCCATCGTCCAAGCCCCGCGTGCTTATAAATGTTCCACGGCATTCGTCCACATGTAACTTTAACTCCGAGTGAAAAAAGCTTCGGTTCAATTCTATGGATAACGTGACTCATACTTTCTCCACAATCTCTTCGGCTTTGGCTTCCGTTGCCCGCAGTTCACTAATAAAAGCCTTTTCCACATGGTTAGGATAAAATTCATAGTCTGACTCGTGCCGAATTTTTACTTCACGCCACTCCATTTGCCATCCCTCGAACGACTGGTCTCTGCGTCCAGCGGAATAGCCCTCAAGCTCGCCAATAGCTATGGTCAATGCCTCCCGATACAACTCAATGATCTTTAGGAGCTTGGGGATGTCTGACCCACCAGTTGGCGTTGGTTTTTCTGTGCGGCAATTAAGGCATCCGTTTTTCTTTATAAACAACGCAACCCGGCCTTCACACGTCGGGCAATCCGTGGTGCCGTATATCTCAAACGCTTCAGCCCGCGCCTTCGCTTCCGCCAAGTAGGTCTCAAGTTTGGTCATTGCTCATCCCATGGGCGCATTATTCCGCCGTTTTTCATATCAAGATATCTGCCAGAACTTTTGCCAGTAAATATTTCTTCGATGTGCTGACTTAGGTCTTTTATTTTTGCTCTGCCAAATTCACACGCTAAATCTTCTGATTCAAATGGTCCGAACTGAAATGGTGGACCAGCCTGATGTTCACCAGACAAATCCCATATAGAAATCTCATAAAACCATTTACCTTTGTGCTCGCCTTCATCAGCTACGCCAGCCGCTCCTCTAATTCTTGGAATACTCATTTCGGAAACTCCTTGCGGTAGGCGGTGAGGGCTTGGTCACGCCATGCTCCACCGCGCTTTATCAGGCTTATCGTTGAGCGAGACACTCCGTAAACTCTTGCGATGCTTGCGCACGATTCGCCCTTCGCCAAGCGATCCAAAATATCAGGAATATCCGATTCTTTTAACTTTGCTCTAAAGTGATTGTCGCCCTTCATTGTCGTGCCGTGAAGATCACGGTGTTTCGCATTTTCCTCTTTTGTTGCCCACATCAGATTTTCTAAGCGGTTATCATCGCGAACACCGTTAATGTGTGCGGCTTCTTTGCCTTCGGGCCTCAGTCCAACAAATGCCTCTAGAACAAGGCGGTGAACTGGGCGCGAAAAGCGTTTGCCATTCAACCAAAGACCACATAGCGCATAGCCGCGCATCAATGTTGTTTGCAATACGGTTTTTTCAGACTTAACCTGGCCAAAATTGCTAACCCAATAATTCTCAAAATCAACAACCTGACGCCACTCTTCTTTTTTTCCTAAGCCATGGAGCCTTTCAATCTCGGCCCGTAATTCTTGCGTGATCTCGCGCTCGCGGGTGAGTTCGTTAAATGTCAAATAGAGGCGCTTACCGCCGGGCGTATCCTTTAACCGCTCCACCTCAGCCTCAGCCTCTTCGAGCTTTTTGGCGAGGGAATCGTAGGCGCTTTTCTCTACGGCAATTAAATACAAATCGTCTGGCCCAAGCTCATACTGCTGATAATTTCGCGCCATTAACTGACCACTGAGGCCTGAATAGAACAGTTCAAATTCCCTCGGGCGCTTGTCGTCGGTCATAGTTCACCCAGCAATTCAGCTTTAGAAAAATCCATAAATTCCTCAAACCCTTGGGAGTCGAGGCCGCCTTTGCGGTAAACAGAAATAAGCCCGTCTGAATCTATTTTAAATAGAAACATCTCGTCGTGCTTAGGCGAATAGCCAACGCGCCAACGGTTGGGCTCTATCGTCATCGTATAATTTATTTGCTCACTCATTTTTCCCCACCTTCAAGTGCTTTGATAAGTCTACATCTGCGACAATTTTCATTGTGTTTTGTGCCCTGTAGAAAAACACCGTCAACAGTCTTTTGAATCAAATCAAAATCGCAAGACCGATCATTTTCTTTAAGAATATCTATGGCAATCTTCACCCTTGGATCGTTCTCAATGGCGTAGTCGTAGCCTGCTTTGAAATCTTGCAGGCAGCTTTGTATCGCTAGGCCATTTCCACCTTCAACAATAGTGTAAGTGTAGATCATATATGTCTTCGCCGCCTCATCTCGCACTTGCTTCCAATCACTCATCGGCCTTGGTCCTTTTTGGAATTCGTTTGGTCCAAGAATCACTTCCCATCAAAGCATCAACAGCTGCTTTGCTCTTTAGCTCAAGAAGAATCAGATAGATTTGTTCAGGCTGGATTTGCCAACCTTCAAAAATCCTCCACCCATATTTCTTGCTCCAATACTGTCGCCTGTATCGTGTGGCCACGACCTCTCCAACCGTCATCGCTTTCGCTTTGCTCATTCTCACTCCTTAAAAGGCTTTGAGGACTTTGAATTTAAAGCCTCGTCTGTTTCCACATTTCCGCTTTAAACATCTTGCAATCTCAAGCTCATATAATTTTTGAATGGCTTCCCATTTTTCCGGATTTTCTAACAATAAGTCGTAGCCAAGATGAAGCATCAAATCTAATGGCCCAGATAGTTTGCGCTCATGCATGATATGCTGAGTCGCGAATTCAGCCCGGATTGCAAACTCAAAATTAACGCCCATCTCGCACCTTTTCCCAGCCGCTCATTTCCCCTCCAAAAGCTTGCGGGCTCGGTGGTACAAAGGCCACTCGGACTTTCGACCTTCAATGCCACAAAGGGCCTCGTGGTCCTTGATTATTTCCCTAAGCAAACTCTCCGCCGTGTCCTTCACTATCGGCTTCACGTTGAGCAGGAGCGCGGTGTGAGTATGATCATTTAATTTGGTTGAATTCCATACACTACCCACGTCATATCCAGGCAAATTGTGATTCTTTTCGAACATCCCACCATACACAACCGGCGCCTCCCTCAAGATCTTTTCTAGCTCTGGGGCACAAACGCACTCATTATGATGCCAGTTGGTCCAAATTTTTAACCCCAACTCTTCACACAATGGAAATTTGGTCATGTATCAGCCCATCTCAAGTGCTGCGGCGTTGTCTTGAATTAGGTATAAAGAAGCTTTTCCGGTTTGCGGATCTCGCATTGCAACTGACCTCACCGCCCGTTCGTGAGTGACGTCAGGTGATTCGCCCTGCTCAACATAGACCTCAGCATCGCCGTATTTTTCAATTTGATTTTTTAAGGTTTCTATTAACTCGCTTGCTTTCATTTTTATCTCCTATCATTTTAATTTAATCCCTCACTCCTCAAAAGGTCTCGGCGGCTTGCTACTGAGCCGATAGCGCGTTTAAATTCACCAGCCAGCGTGCTTCCAAACCGCCTTGACCAAAAATCATATATCGAATCTCGCCTGCGTCTCCTCGATGTATCCGCGTCCATCACAGTGAGCGCATTTGATCCTCTTAGTCTTCTCAAATTTCACCGGCAACCTCTCCGTCACATCCCACTCGATCACATTCCTTCCAGTGATAGAGCACAGTCTCTCCCGGACCTCGTAGGCGACGCCCATATCTCTGAGCTCTCCGAGTCTGGTGGTGACATTTGAGTGCGATGGATTTCTCATGTTCCGCATTTTATAGAATAGCTCGCTCGCCGTGCATGGGCCGTGATGATAGAGAGCATCGTACACCTGCCATCGTCGCCCACTGAGCAACCCTGATTCTTTGATTTGCGTGTAGGCCTCGAGGCTTGTGCGTCTGACCTCACTCATTCAGCCTGCGGCTCCTGCGATCTATGGATCGGACAGTACGGATCTCTCCGGATTCTCCCGCATGTACATCTGCCTGTGGAGGGACGCAGGAGGCCTGACGTGATGGATTTTTTAGCCAGATCCAGCTCTGCGCTGGCTTTTTTGTATCCACCTATGGTCTCGCGTATGTACTGATCGAGCGATGTTGCGATCAGGATCAGTCTCTGGATATCTCTGCGCAGGGCATACTCGTGATTTGGATGGAGCGCCATCTGCTCTCCACTATCGATCCATCTACGCTGGATCATCTCCACGTCTTTTTTCCACTCATCGATCTGTATCATTGTTTGCGGCCTCTCTCTTATCGCGCTCGAGCTGATCCATCGCACGCTGTAGCTCACGCCTGAGCATCTGAGTCACCAGATCAGAGATGCGCGATGTAGATCGTATGGTGATGATGAGTGCGATAGATTGGATCACGGATGTCGCGATCAGTGTGTATTGGATGAATATCTGGGTGGTGGTCACAAAAGCCACCTGGCGGTGACCGTTCGGTATGCTGTGCGAGCGCGCATAAACCTCTCCTGTCTAGGTGTCGTAGTACCCAGATCAGGCGCCAGAGTCCAGGTCTTTTCCTACGATCCAATCGTCTCTGACAGTGAGTGTAGAGCCATTATTTAGGCGGACGCGATATTGGCGATAGATGGGACAGAAAGACAGAATGGTCACGGTCTGTTTAACTCTCGCGCCACCGCGATCACGACGGCACAGCAGAGCCTCTGAGCCGACCGGGATGGGTGGCTCGCAGAAAGGATCTGGAGGATGGGCCATGCCGTGGTTACTCTGGCTGGCCTGGTCTACAGTCCACAGGGCGATCGCCGTCGCGGATGAGGGCCC